CTGTTTACTTTTTGATTGGAAGCGATCCATGTTCCTAGCGTCTGAACAGAATCGTTGGCGATAACAGAGTAGGATGCAAGTAGGAAACCTACGACCATCCAGATTGAAATATAGTCCATTTTTATATCCTTTTTAGCAGGCTATTACCCCTGCAGTTGAAGGTGTTAGAGGTTGGAGCGGGTAGACGGAATCGAACCGACATCATCTGCTTGGAAGGCAGAGGTAATAGGCCATTATACGATACCCGCATAGTTTTATTTGATTATATTAGCAATCATTTCTTCAAATTGTTCGACCTTAACAGTACGATTAGGCCAATAGATATAATCCTTTTCAGGATTAAGTTTGAGGTTAGAGAGTAGAGGGAGGATGGCATTGTAGAGTTTGTTTAGTTTGTCCTCATAAGACGTTGCTGTAGCAGCAGCTTCTTCAGCGCTTGCAGCGGTCTTCTGGACAACTTCTAATTCTTCTTCTGAGACTGCGGTAAAACCGAAATCGAAAATATCTTCTGTCATTATAGCACCTTTAGTATCTTACGACCTTTTTTATCTTCTGTTAACTGGCCATAATATCCGATTGAAGTCATATAAAGTGTTTCTTTTTTGATTGATTTAAGCTGTTCAAGTACGGATTTTTTCTTAATACGTGCAGGAATCTTAGTTGCTGCATTAAGAGAGACTTCACCGTAAATAATATCTGCGCTTTCAACCACTTCAATAAATTCTTTGAGTTTATAATTCTTCATACTAATTCCAATGCCTGCGCTTGATTATAGAGATTGCGCATATCGGTCTTCAATCTTTCTTTGCTTAGATCAGTATTTATAGCATCTACATAACTATCAAGCAGTGTAGAAGTATCCTCCAGAGAAACTTTTTCATCATCTACATCAGAGAGAATATCGTCAAAGTTTTCTGCAATCTTTAATTCATGAATATCCTGATCTTGAATCTTATCAATAAAGTCTTCAAACATTTTTGGATTAGTTTTATTCACTACGATTACCTTCACAAACTTATCTGTTAAGTCACGAACACTATTATACTCGTATTTTGTATCGTCGTAAACAATTTTCTGAAAGAGAGTATGAGGATTATGAATAGCAGTGAGTTCACGGTTCTCTGTATCTAGAATATGAAAATGCTTTTTATCATGCGCATCTGACCAGAAAAACTCAAACTGTGTTCCAAGGTAATAAATATTATCAATATTCGATTTTGTATGAAAATGACCAGAGAAAACCATGTCAAACCTTTTGAATGGTGATGGGTCCATGCCATGCTCGTTCTTGAGACCACGCATCATATCGAATCCACTCAATTCAAGATGACCGCCAAGAACATCTGCTTCGCAACTATTTATAAATTTCATGATTTCATCATAGTTGCTTTTATTAATCCATGGGATCATAGCAAACTTTAGACTATCATATGTCAGGACTTTTGGTCTTTCAATAATTGCAACTTCGTTGATAAAGTATCCGAGTAGTTCCTTGAGAGAGTTTGGATTATTGGTATCTTTATAATAAGTGTCATGATTACCAGGAATAATATCCATACGAATACCGAGCTCTCGCATAGGTTCAAGAAAATGTTTTCTATTGTGGTGTAGAGCTTTAATATTGATTGCTTTACGGTTGTCATAATAATCACCTAAATGGACAATCTGTTTGATATTATGCTCTTTCATATATGGAAAGAATACGTCATCATAAAACTTAGCAGCATTATTTAGAAAAATCTCACCAGAGTTACGAATACCACAGTGAGTATCATTCAGAAAAGCAATTTTCATATTAAATAAAGTCCATCAAATCAGAATCGTTAGTTTTACGAATGCGCTTTTTAGGTAGCATGGTTTCTAGTATATCTACATATTCATCATCCGTCAACTCTTTATTTTCATTCATTCGCATTTTTGCTGTTTCAATAGCAGCATGAGTAATATGTCTAGAAGTCTCGTCTTGATTAGATGAACCTGCAATCAAGTCAGCAGCAAAGGTATTCTCAAAGTAGGAGTCTTTGATCTCTTGTTGTTTCTTTTCTTTAGCAATCCTGCGTAAAAATGCCCAATAGGTAATCTGAGTAAAATATGCAAAGGCATTGGGATTACCTGTGCGTGTAGCAGCCTCAATGTTATAATTACGGATTGCTTTTAGGCAGTTCTCGACTGCATCCATTACCATTTCATCTCTGTATGAATATGAAATAAAGTTTGGTCTGCGTGATAACCCTTCAGCAATCTGATGAAACCCCATAGCAATATAGTCAGGGACTATAGGGAGTTGAGTATTTTTTCTCTCGCACCTATTACACTCTTCCACATACTTAAAGACAGCTTTTGAAAAATCTTTATTGTTGATGTAGTTTTCTGATTTTTTGCGGGCCATAAAAAATACCTTCGGTTTATAAAATATAGAGTATAGTATACTAAAAGATATTAAATCCGTCAAGACATTTTTTTGCTTGACGATTTGCGTATCCTAGTATATAATAAGTTTACTTTACGGCGGGGGTGGAATATACCTTAATGAAAGGTTGGAGTATCCTCATCAGTTTCAGTATTCATCTGAGTATACTCTTCTTTGTTTTCTTCCTCTTCTTCTTCCAAGAGACCTTCAACTAACTGCCTTCTATATTCAGCATAGTTTTCACTCACAACATCTTCTGGAGTAGAAACAGAAACAATCGCACTACCTGCTAAGGTCATTACCTTAGAGTAATCCGATCCAAATTTCCATTTAGTTAGAAAAAGAGATTGTTTAATAGAGTTAAATCTAATCTCCAAAGGAACCTCAATAATAAAATAAGATTCATCGACTCTTAGCACAGTTGTGACGATTTCTTCCCCAGTAATCAATTTGAATACACGGGGTCTTTCGTCTTCAAATGCATCTCCATATTCACTTAATTCACTCATAATTTAATCTCATGTATTTCATAATCAAACTGCTCTCTTTTATATATTTTCATTCTTTCCAGACCATGCAAGAGTGTATAATTCTTTTTCTGCTTATGATGCATATCGTCCATAATATCATACAGCGTAGTTGCTCTACCGTCTTCAGACTTTCTTAGACCACGACCGATAGACTGTAGAACCTTTACCTGAGACTTAGAAGGCGAAGCAAAAATAATATTATGAAGATTACGAATATTCACCCCTGTGGAGAACGTGCCCAAGCTAGCCACAATGATAGCATTTTTCTGTTGTTCAACAATGCCCCGTATTTCTTCCCGGATTTCAGAATCGACTTCGCCTGATACGAAGAAAACCTTACGCCGTTCATGTGCTTTATCCTTGATTAGATCATAGATAATTTTACCATGCTTTTCTACATATTGAAATAGAACAAGAGTATTACCTTCTTGATCTAATGCTAGGTTTTGTATCAATCTATTCCGTTTGATATTACCTACCAGATAATCAATCTCATAGTGGTAGTCTTTAGTATTTATAATATCACGGCAAACTTCAGACGGATATTTTAATGCTAGAATTTTAATCTTTAGTTCAGCAAGTGTGTCATTGTCCATTAATTTTTTGGTTGTAGTAACTTTATAAACTCGACCAAATAAACCTTCTAGTACAAGTTTATGTGTCTGTGTACCGTCCAGAGTCCCCGTAGTGCCGATTCTAAACTCTGCCTCTCTAGACTTATTCATCAAACCAGAAAGAGACTTTGCTTTGAAGTTATGCACTTCGTCACCAAAGATACAACCAAACTGCTCAAACCAAGCACTAGGAAGTTTATAGATTGACTGCCATGTAGAAATAAACACTCTCTGTTTAATATCATGTTTAGGCATGCCAGAGTAAATACGATGGCAGACTTCACCTGCTTCTAATCCATAATTGTCAAAGTCAGAGAACATCTGCTGAACAAGTGAAGTTGTTGGAACTACGATGAGAATACGTTTATCATAATGTTCTAGATACCACATCATCAGAATGTAGATAATCAGAGATTTACCAGAACCTGTAGGGGAAAGCAGAATAGCACGTCTGGACTGCAGAGCTTGACAAACTGCATCAAACTGATATTCCCTTACCTCAAAAGGTAAGTTAAGTTTCTGAATAAATTTGTAAACATCTAAAGGTCGAACTGCGAGTTTGGCGTCTGGCGCTCCGTACTGAGTATCATAGTCAACACCGAGTGTATAGTTTCTCGGTTTAATAAAATCAGACAAATACTCCCAAAGACCGACAGGCAGTTCATTATTACGAACATTGAACAGTCGTGTCTTACCATCCCACCTACCGTTCTTATAGGATGGCATGTATTTGTATCCCGGTGTCTCAAAAGCAAAAAAGTCATTCAACTCATTTGCGACATGAGGTTCACACTGGATTTGTAATGCGGAGTAGTTTTTTTGTCTGACTACTAAATCGCTCATTTTTCTGGTCTGAACTTAGACGGCATTTGGAACAATGCTTTAATATGGCGTTTATCAATTGCGTTGCGGGCAAAAACTACCCAGCAAAAAAGATTTTCGCCTTTGTAGTTTTCTTCAATAAACTCTCTAATGCTAGTGCCTGTAGTATATACATCATCTACAATCAGAACAGGATCATCTGGATTACCAGTTGCATACTCGTTAAGCATTTGCCCTAAACGGACACCACCCCTTGGAATACCAACAGCTTCACGGAATGGTCTATTCTCGTATTCCATGATCATCTTAGCAAGGCACCGCCAATCGTCTGTATACAGTGCATCCATCTCGATCTTCCATCCTAGTGTTAAACCAGCATGGGAAATAAATTCAGTATCATCAAATAATGCCAAGTAACTCATCCTCCAGCCTCAAATCTTCGCCAGTCGATCATATTCTTAACAGTCGAGTGGCGCCATTTTAAGTTATTAATTATCTCGTCTAGTGTATCTAGCATAGTTTTATAGTAGGTAATTTTTGCTTCAGACTTTTGAATGTCTGTATCTGAATCGTAATAGTGATCCATATCTCCTTTGAGAACTTTCAATCCATTAAACGGGTCAAAGTCCCAACCAAACTCTCGAATAGATTCTTCATCCATTTTACCATTGTAATATAACCATTTATTCTTGAGCAGTGTTTTCTGCGCAAGTTCTACTTCTTGTAGTTTCAATTTTGTCAGGGATCGTATCTCAAGATACTTTGCATGCAGAGAAGGAGTCTGTCTAGAAACTTCATCAAGTTTAAACTCTTCAATTTTGCAATCATCTTTCCACATCTCTAGGATGCTTTCCAAGTCAAGTTTCATTATATAATCCTGTATGTAAGTTCTACTTACTTAGTATACTACATTATCCTTTAAATTCAAAGCCCGTAAATGCAAAAGAAGCATTAAATGTTAGGTATTCTACACTGGATGCTACAGCTGTCATCTGTAAACCACTGAGAGATGTAGGATTACAACCTTTATATAGGATACGTTTATTCTGGTTGTTATGACTTGTAAGAATAGAAACTGAAATATCTGCTTGAGTTGGCACAGAAGATGTGCTTCTATTCGACCTTGCTTCTTGAGAAACAAAGTCTGTATTTACCATATCTTCTAACCAATTATAAAGTTCAAGATATGATTTAATATCTTCGTCGAGAATAAATGTGACATTTAACTGCGAATACTCAAGAGCATCTCCGGGAAGACTAATACTGCCAATACGAGAGTATGGAACATTAGGTGCAGTCATAGACACATCTGGGTGATCTACAGACTGTGCAAAAAACTCCAGATTAGGATAGTTCTCTCTATCAATAATTACTCTAAACCCAGTGGGTTGCAAATAATTTTTATTGCCAGTTAATGTTTCTACCATTTATATTCTCCAACAAAAAAGGGGGAGCGGTTGCTCCCCCAGTATTTATATTGACATTTATTATAGTTATTATGCCAGAATGTTGTCTACACGGAAGATACGGTAGTACTGGTTGGACTTAACATTGCCCAGACCGTTGTTCGAGATCGCACCAG